AAGTAGATGGTAAAGCTTTTGCTTTTACCTATGCTGAAGTATTTGGAGACGGAGAAAATTCTTTAAGTAAAATGTTAGCTGAAAATGGAATTAATAAAGCACACATAGAAAAAAATGCAGAAATATTAAAGCTATTAGATGATAAAGATATGGAAGAATTAAAAAATCTTTCTGAAACACACCTAAAAGCAATAGAAGAAATAACAACTTTTGATGAAAAACTTTACAACAAAAAGAAGAATAAATAATGAGTAATATAGACTGGAATTTTATTTTAGAACAAGAAGGGTATAAACTTAAAGGTTATGTACCTGACGCAAAAAATTCTAAATCAGGCGTGACTATAGCTTCTGGTTTTGATTTAGGTCAAAGAAATGAAAATGATTTAACAGGACTTCCTAAAGAAATTATAGAACTATTAAAGCCTTTCTTAGGATTTACTGGTGTACAAGCAGAAGAAATTGCTGGAAATTTAAATGTAAATGATGAACAGGCTAAAATAATAAATGAGTTCGCTAAAAGTACAGAATTAGCTAAACTTAAAACTTCTTGGGCAAATACTACAGGAACATCTTTTGATGAATTAGACCAAGGTAAAGCTACTGTTTTAGCAAGTGTAGCTTTTCAATATGGTAACTTAGAAACAGAAACACCTAACTTTTGGAAACAAGCTACAAGTGGTGATTGGAATGCAGTTTCGGTTAACTTAATGAATTTTGGAGATAGTTATTCATCTAGAAGATTAAGAGAAGCTAGATATTTAAATAAGTTCGCTAAAAAAAAGTTAACTGAAGGTGAACAACTTAAAGCTATAGAATCTATTACTGCTATTGATGAAAGTGCAATTAAAAATGTTAGAGATTCAGTTGATTCTGTTTCAGAAGTTACAGGAGTTCAATCAACAGATATAGACCAAGCTGGAAATTTCTTAACAAATTTTATTTCAGACTTACAAGGTATTAATGAAAAATATAAAGTTGAAGGTAAAACTGAATTAGAACAGATTGAAAATGAATATTTAGAAGAACAAGAAGATAAAGCTGAGAATGAAGAACTTTTTAGAAATTCAAAAGAAACTTTTAGAATCGCTAATGATGATGATATACGAGCAGAAATAGAAAAGCAGAATTTAGAATTACAAGAATATGACCCTTTAGAAGGACATAAAAATCCTACTTTTCTAGAACCATTACCTGATGTTCCGTTTGTATCTAAGGTAGACCAATTTAATATTGATAAAGCAAATGAAGAATATAATGAAGAATTAGAAAAAGAAACTAGTCTATGGGATATTGCTGGTGCAGCAAAGGATATGGAATGGGTTTCTTCTTGGATTTTAAAACACCAAGATAGAGAAGACTTAAATCCTAACCACGAGTGGACAATAAGTGATTTTGTTCCTAACAAAGAACAAACGAGTGAATTATTAAAAGGTGTTAATCCTGAGTTTCATGCTGAAATTATAGAGTCAGGAAAGACTTTGCCTGAAATGAAAATTTTAGTTAATAAATATCTTGATGTTCAGGAAAAAGAAAAGATATTAATGTCACACGGAGTGGCAACAGGAATTGTAGCAAGACTTCTTGCAGCCGTTCTTGACCCTACAGCAATCGCTGCGGCAATTGCAACAGACGGACTTATGGCTCCAGCTATTATTATGAATAAAGCAAGTCGTCTTCAAAGAATTATTAGAGGGGGTTTTGCTGCGGCAACAGTCAATGCAGCTATAGAAGGGATTTTAGTAACACAGAATCCTACTCTAGATTTAGATGATGTTTTAATAGCAACTGCGGCTGGATTTGTTTTAGGTGGAAGTATAAGGGGATTTAGAAAAACTAAAATAGATGAAAATGAAGCGGCACTTAATAAAGCTGTAGATGATTTAAAAAATGCAAAAGAAAAAGAATTAATAGATGATTCTGGTTTAAGCCTTACTGAAAAAGGAAATAAAAAATATAAGAAAGTTAAAACGACTGCTCAAGATGATTATGATGAAGTGGCTCTGAAATACGAAAAAACTATTATTGAAAGAACAACTGGAAGAGCAGATGGAAATACTGAAATTAAAATGCCTGATGGTAAAGATGAATATATTGTTACTAAAGATGGTAAAGTAATTAAGTGTAAATAAAGGAATTAAAAATGGCAGAATGTAATATAGAAGAATCAATAAAAGCGAATGGGGTAGCCCACGAAGGTGCTGATGAAATGGACGCTATGAGTTTTCTTTATATGAAACACATGGCTAAACATTTAGAAGACGCAACAGAAAAAGGTACTTCAGCATTTGGCAAAGGAGATAAATATTGGAAATGGTTTAGATTTGATAGAGCTTCAGTAACAGATATGTCTATCAGTAAAATAACAAGAGGTATTTCTAATATTTTATACGAAAGTATTGGTAGAAAAGGTAAAGATTGGGTCAGAGCAAAAACTATGTCTCAACATAAAACTTTTGAACTTAATAAAATAAGAACACAATTCTATAAAGCGAGAGTAGTCCAACATGACGCTTGGCTTAAAGAAAATAAATTAAAAGGTTTTAATATATACGGAAATACTAAAAGAGGTGAATTTAATGAATTAGTTACTAGAGCAATTAGAAATGAAAAAATTGATAGTCCTGCTGTTCAAAAAATGGCAGATGCTCAAAGACAACAATATAGAGACCTTTTACAAATGGCAAAAGCTTCAGGAGTAAGGGGTGCTGAAAATATTGAAGAAAGTTTTAAATATATAAGCCGTGTTTGGTCAGCTAGAAAATTAAGTGAACTTGTTGAAAAATTTGGACATAAAGAAGTGGTTAATTTCTTAGTTAGGGCTATGAGAGGTGGTGTCAACGCAAAAGAAAATCAAAAAATTGCTGAATATATTTTAGATGTAGTAAGATATGGAAAACCTAATTCAACTATAAATATAAGTAATATCTTTAATGCAAAAGCAGCAGACCTTGATAGAATTTTAAGAGAATCAACAGATTTAGAACCTACAAAAATAAATCAAATTATTGGCTCTTTATTTCCAACAGGTGCAAAAGGTGGCACAAATAAATTCTTTAGAAGTAGAAGAGTTAAATTAGATGAAACTTTTTCAGACAGTAAAATGTCTGTTTCAGATTTTCTTGAAAATGATTCAGAACTTTTATTTCTAAATTATGCTAATACTATGACTGGACAAATTGCTTTAGCACAAAGAGGTTTTAGGTCTTCATCTGATTGGGAGTCAATGATGAGAAACATTGATAAAGAATGGGATAAGATTAAAAGAGAAACACCAGATTTATATAATGAAAGTGCAAGATTAAATGAAAAAGGGGCATTACAAAGTGGCTATGATTGGCTAGTAGGAAAACCTTTAGAAGAAGGATATGATAAAGGCTTTGGAGTTTTTGGAAGAATTATGCGTAAGTGGAATTTTTCTAGAATTATGGGGCAAGTGGGTTTTGCTCAGATAGCTGAAATTGGAGTTTTAGTTGCTAATGTAGGTTTAAGGCAAAGTATAAGACATATACCTGAACTTAGACGTATGATGAAGCGTTTAAAAAATGGTGATGTAGATGACGAATTTATTAGAGAAGCTGAAGTATTATTTGGTGGCTTTGGGAGTGAAAGATTAATTCAACAAGTAGCTAACCAAACAGATGAATTTGGTTCTCGAATGGCTTCTATAAAAACAAAATATCAAAAACTTGAAAGAGGATTAGATTACGCAAATAGATTTACAGCAGATGTTTCTGGTATGCACTTAGTAAACCAGGCTATGAAAAGAATAGCTATCAAAGGTATTATGCAAAGATATTTAGATGAAGCTTTTAGTAAAGGGAAAGTAATGTCTAGTGCAAGATTAAGAGATATAGGAATTTCTGATTCTATGCACAAAAGAATTTTACAACAACTTAAAGAACATTCAGATACTTTTGATGGTGCATTTACTAAACGAAAAATTAGAAAAATGAATTTAGATAGATGGGACGACCAGGACGCAGCAAATGCTTTAGCTATATCTATAAATCGTTGGGGTAGAAGAACTATCCAAGAAAATGATATTGGAGAAATGTTTTATAGAATCCCTGGAAAAGGAGTTCTTGGAGTAGACTCTACTTTAGGAAAAATGATGTATCAATTCAGAGGATTTATGATGACTGCTTATACAAAACACTTATTACATGGAATTAAGATGAAGGACTTCCAGGCTTATATGGGATTTATGACTTCAATGTTCTTTGCGAGTATGGCAGGATATGCTCAGATACAAGCACAAATGCTTTTAATGGGCAAAAGAGATAGAAAAGAATATTATGAAAAAAGATTTGGTAAAACTAACGCAGATTTGATAAAGAGTCTAGCAAAGATGGGCTTTCAACGGTCAGCCTTTGCTTCAATACTTCCAGCATTCATAGATAGTGGAACACAATTATTAGGGGGAGACCCTTTCTTTCACTATCGGTCAACAGGATTAGCAACTAATATTATAGAAGGTAATCCAACTTATGATATGCTATGGAATAAAGGTTTTAAAGGAATTGGGGCTTCAATGAAGTCTCTATGGGATAAAGATTATGATTTTTCAGAGTCTCAATACAATAAATTAATGCAACTATTAATATTTCAGAATACTTTGGGTATTCAGAACGTAATTAGGAAGATAGGTGATACTACATTGCCTGAAAGACCCTAAAGAGTACCCATATTAGAAGGATATAGGAAAAAAGGAGATAAATGGCTAACTCATTCGTAAGATATACAGGCAATGGTTCAACTGATGTTTATGCAGTAAGCTTCCCATACAGAAGCCAAGCAGACATAACAGTTACTATTGATGGTGTAGCTAGTACAGCCTTCACGTGGAATGGTGCAGGAACTCAAATAACTTTCACTTCTCCCCCTGGAAATTTAACTTCAATCCAAATTAAAAGAACTACAAGTCAAACTTCAAGATTAGTTGACTATGCGGCAGGTTCAGTTTTAACAGAAAATGATTTAGATACAGATTCAACTCAAGCATTCTATATGGGTCAAGAAGCTGTTGATGAAGCGAATGATAGAATTATTTTTGATGTGGCTGATTTCAATTGGGACGCTAACAGTAAAAGAATTAAAAATGTAGCTGACCCTACGGCTTTACAAGACGCAGTAACAAAGAATTATTTAGAAAATACATATTTAACTTCAGCAGTAATTGCTAACATTAATACGTTAGCACCTATATCAGCAAACATAACTACAGTAGCAGGTATGTCTACTGCTATAAATACAGTAAATTCAAATGCTTCAAATATCAATACTGTGGCAGCGGCAGATGCAAATGTTACTTTAGTTGGGGCAAATATTGCTTCAGTTAATACAGTTGCAACAAACATTGTAAAAGTTGTAGCTGTAGCAGATGATTTAGCAGAAGCAGTTTCAGAAGTTGTTACAGTTGCAGATGATTTAAACGAAGCAACATCAGAAATTGATACAGTTGCTACAAATATTGCAAACGTAAATACAGTTGGTCTAGCAATCGCTAATGTTAATTTAGTTGGTGGTTCAATAGCTAATGTTAATACTGTTGCAACAAATTTAGCGGCAGTAAATAGTTTTGCTAACACATATAGAATTGCAAGTTCAGCTCCAGTTTCTAGTTTAGATGTTGGGGACTTATATTTTGATACGACAGCTAATGAATTAAAAGTTTATAAAAGTTCAGGTTGGGCGGCGGCAGGTTCTACAGTTAATGGAACTTCAGCAAGATTTAATTATACTGCAACTGCGGCTCAAACAACATTTACAGGTGCAGATACCAATGGCGAAACACTTGCTTATGATGCAGGTTTCGCAGATGTCTACCTAAATGGAGTAAGATTATCAGGTGCAGACATTACAATTACGTCAGGTACTTCTGTAGTTTTATTAGTAGGTGCTAGTGCAGGAGATATTTTAGATGTAGTTGCTTATGGAACATTTAGTGTAGCTTCAATAGCGGCTTCGGCAATTACTTCAGGAACTATTGGTGTAGACAGAATACCAAGTATTACTAATGCTAAACTAGCAGGTTCAATTACAGAAGATAAATTAGCAGGTTCAATTACTAATGCTAAATTATCTAATTCAGCAATTACAATAAATGGTTCAGCAGTATCTTTAGGTGGCTCAGTTACAGTTGGAGAAACAAAACCCACAGTAACTTCAAGCACACCAAGTACAA